CTGTGATACGTTTCCAACCGTGCTGTTGATGTTGTTCATCCATTCTTCAAGAGTACTACGTACCGAGAAGTCCTCATCATTGAGGATTGTAACTGTCCAATCTTCATAAGTACGGTTGCCCGCAAACTTAATCGGCCGACCGAAGTAGTTGGTCGTGATCGGAGTCAAGATAGAAGCCGGGACCTGCGCAACTCGACATACAAACCGAAACCTATCATCCGCCGAGGCGTTGATGGGGTTAGTCATTGTGACTTCAAATAGTGAAGGTCGAGCACCGCCGAACGGCAAATTACCTTGAAACTCTGTAATATTGAAGGGCATGGTCTTCTCCTAATCCTTTTTATTTATTTATAATCCAAAATTAGAACTGACCAACAACTTCTTCAAACTCAACACCGGTTCTTACCGCGATGAAGTTGAGTTGAATGAAGTTAATTGAGCGAGCTGGTTTGATATAGATATCTCCAACAAACTCGTTGCGATCGATGATCTCTGGAGTATTGTTTGTTTCGTCACAAACGACTCGGAAGTCAAAGATACCACGACGACCCTGTACATCCCTGAGGAATGGCTCGACCAAGTTCCGGAACTGAGCTCGAGTAAATGCATCGTTGAACTCGAAGAGAGTGAACTTAGCAGCTGTCGAGATAGCTTTCTCAAGAACAATGAACAATCGACGTACATTGATTCGATCGAAGGCGCTTGGTTTAGCAAGCAGTGTCTTATCACCGAAGAGTACCGTACCCTGTCCTGGGAACGTAACTACTGGGTTGACACCAGACTTGTAGAGTTGATCACGATCCGCCTTACGTGGATTATACGAAAGCTTAGTGACGTTCTTCACATTGCCTCGGTTGAATCCAGCAGGTGAATACCATGGATCACGTACGTTATCGGTACGAGCCATCAGACCTGCAGTGTCACCATTCAGTGGAACGTAGCGATAGACATCGCTATACTTATCGTACTGAAATTTGAAACCGCTATCCATGATTGCGTACGAACTCGATGGCAGAGTATTACGGAATGTAATGATGTCTTCCTGTTCTGCTCCGATAAACGCGCTGTTGTTTACAACGTCACCGTTCTCAGGAGAAAGTGTTACAACACAATCTAAACGTGTTTCGCAGATATTGTTGATGATGTGAGTGATAATCGTTGCGTTTGAATCACCTGCCATGATGAGAGATACATCAACATCTTCTGCAGATTCAAACTTCTCATATCCGTCAATGATCTGAGCATTCGTTGGTGTGTTACCATCAGATCCACCAGATAATGATACCGTTGTTGGCTTATCATTACTGTTTACAAATGCAGATGTAGCAGCACCACCGGCCGCAGTCATATTATCGACGTGAGATGCAAACCAGATCCAACTGGACTGCTGATTGATAACTTCTTTGTAGTAGTTAGTGTTACCGTTTTCTTTTAATGCATCACTAGCACGCGAGAGAGCATTGTATCGTTCGATGAGCTGTCCGCGAACACTAGTAATTTCACCATCTTCATCGACAACCGCGACGTGAAGTTCATCGTTTGAACCACCACTACGTACTGCGTAATCTGATGTACCTGGAGATGCATCAAACTCATTGTAGTATTCCCAACGACGTTTGACTGCAGTTGATTTGACAGCATCAGAGAAGTTGTTCGATGTAACACCGAGCTGATCCTGAGTCGGAGCAGTTTTAACAGTAATGATTGTAGTGTTAACCGCTGTAACTAAGAGATCATCTCCGAGATTGATAGTAGAACTCTGTAGATGCAGACGATCACCGACAACAACTGAACCCGTCAGACTAATATCTGCGCCTGTTGAAAGAACTGATGTGGTGTTTGCACCCTTTGTAGCAATCTGTGTGTTACCTGCATGGAATACCAAGTTGGCCGACGACAGTGTCGATTCCCACGCTGCATTCGATTGACATACAGAAACTTTTAGTGAGTTGCCACGAGCACCTGGATACTTAGCAATCCAATCGCCTGAACCGCCGATACCATTATTATAATTATCTTCATAGTCATCATCGTTTTTGATGATCTTATCGGTTGCACCGGCGCCGTTAGCATTGTTAGCGCTGTTTAGAATACGCGAAACTTGAAGCGCATTCGTATAGGCAAGAAAGTTAGCCGCAGTAAACCATTCCTGGAAATTATTCGAGTCAGGCTTACCAAAGACTTGAGCGAGAACATCTTCTGAATTGACAAGTACACGTTTGTCTGCAGGGCCCCAATGAAACTGTCCGGCAATAGCACCTATGCTAGTCGAAACAGCGGGGATTACAGTTGTGAGGTCAATTTCCGAAATGTTAACGCCTGGTGATACTTGAAAAGGCATTTTTCATTCTCCTCATTAGAGCTGATAATTCGCATTCTGATTATTTATAAAAATGATGAAATCACCACTTGTTGAGGTTATCCTCGTGCATCCAAGCTTCACCGTAAGTATTTATACTTACGTCTTTTTCTTCTGTTTGGCCATCATCGTAGAAGGCAAAGGGTAGTACTTCATCCTCCCACATCTTTTCTCTTTCTGCCAGAATCTTTGCTCTGAAATCGGTATCGGTAAGTTCCTTAAAGAAAGTCTGCGTTGTTGCCCATGCAAGCAAGACAATACACATCACAAGATCATCGTGTGCTCCACTTTCAGCCTCGTAGCTACTTCCCTTATGTATAAAAGTAGAGAGTTCATTGATAACATGAAAATCATTGAGTATGATCTGTTGCTTTTCGATCATTGTTTTCATGTTAACACAGCCTAATCTTTTGACCTGCTTCGTCGTTCTGACTCCTCTCTGAGTGTTTTGAGCAAATCCAGCTCCCATAACCTGGCCGGAACGACCCTTCACAGTCGTATATACGATGTTTTCGTACTCTAGATCTTGATGTAGTATATCAGCTATCTGCTGTCCATTATCGTTTATTTCAATCATTACAAAAGCTTCACTATAGCTTTTTGCAACTTGATAAATGATTTCTGGATATAATATAGGTTCAATAAGATTATTTTTGTAAGATGCAACAACTCTATAGGGCATCTCGGTCACATCGTATACAAGAAAAGCTGATGCATCGATTCCTACACCCCTTGAAACGTCAGCAACTAGAAAATAATGACGGCCGGGTTGTGGTTCTTCATATACACTCAGTGCACTATCATAGTGTTTACTCAAAGGATCAATGAATGCGAGTATCTTCAATATGTTTGGTGATATCAACGTATTAGCAGATCCAAGGAACTCAGCATCAAACTCCTGTCTGAACTGATCCTCACTCGTATTTGCTATCGTTTTCTGTCTCCACTCCTCATCTCGACCCGGTACATCCCACCAGTTCACCATAAAATTTTGATATTCATTTCTTCCTTCTACTGAGTTAATCCATATCTTATAGAAAAGATCGAATCCATTCGGTGTAGATGTAATTACAACCTTTGTATTCGAACCAGAAATGATTGTAGGATATACCGATGTGAAGAAGTCATCCTGTATCGTACGAGGTACGAATGCAAATTCATCAAGATAGAGAAAGTTGATGGAATAACCACGAATAGCAGAAGATGCAGTCGATGAAGCAATAATCTGACTACCGTTCTCAAGTTCAATATTAGTTTTGTTCCATACTATCACACCCTGTTGCAGCCACTTTGGTAGATTTTCGTAGGCTCTCTGTACTCTCGAAAGAATCTCTCTTGCTGTATTGAGTTTGTTTGCAAGTATAGCAATCGTGTAGCTCTCATTGAAAAGCACGTGCCATAGAATCACTGCTGCAGATGTTGTCGTTTTACCTGCCTGACGACAAGTTTTGATTACAGTAAATCGATTATCACTGATAGTATTTGCCATGTCTTCTTGAAATGGATACATATCGAACGGCACCAATCCTTCATCAAGATTGATTATCTTAACATATTTCTTAATAAAATATACGACATCCTGTGAGCATTTTATAACTTCCTCGACCTGTTCACTCGTAAAGCCGATCGGGACGTGCGCTCTTTTTAGATTAGGATTTGCTAAATAGTTATCCATACTTGTTGACTTTTTCACCGTATGATATATAATAGCATTGACAGCTATTCAATGTTATCTTTATTCTTTTTTATCAACTTCTGTAACTCGGTTGTACTTCCAACAAACAATGCATTCGTAACATTCTGTGGCTTCGAATCCTCTTCCTGCTTCAAAAGTTTTACCTTGCGCTGTAGTTCGAGGAGATCTTTATTTGCATCAACAATTGTTTTTATGAGACCAGAAAGCACTTCATAGGCTCTCGGAGATTCAGAAGTAGAAGCGATAGATGAAAGATCCTCGATCGATGCTTGTGCAGCGTTTATAATGCTACGTAAATTATCTCGAGCATACTGATAATCGGCATCTATTTCATCATTCTGAGCATCTAACTTTTCTATAATTTGACGACTATCGTTTAAAACCTCGACCATAGGTTTAGTATCGGCAGGAAGGTTGAATATCTCTTCCATGTTCTTTTCCATATTTGTTTTCATTGTCGTGACTAAACTCCTCTATTCCAACTCCCCATATTATAACCAAAGAGTTTTTCAACACGCTTGAATTGTCTGTCCATTTCTTTAACAACTTCACGATTAGATACATTATTAAATGCAACCTGCATTGCTAACATCAATTCATCTTGGGCCTCTTCTTTAATGTCCTTTTTCGTCCGCTTATTTGCTTCAGTTAATTCTTTGAATGATTTCATTATCTTGACTCTAAAATCTTATTGGTGGGTCTGTGTTGATATCTACCGTAAATCCAAAGTCGCTGTTTGCACTGATCTGATCGAGATTTACAGACAAAGCAGAGTTGGCCGAGGGTGATGTGAGAGGAGCGCCGTTCGCAAACTGAGATGGCGTAACTGTAATCTTTTCTAAGAATGGAGCATCTGCTGCAGTATCGACTGCGATCGGTATGATTGTTCTCTTGATAACACCACTGTTCGAAACCGGCCCGTAGAAGTATGCCTTCATACTAAAGTTCATATTATAAATGAGAGCTCGTCTTGTATCGAAGTCTCCCTCATACGTATCTTCAATGGATACATCCTGTAGTACGACTGGTGTATCTGAAACTATTCCCATCTCAGGAATCAATCTTACATTCGTTACGAACTCAGGTCGAAAGTATGGTACGATCTGTTCTACGATCTGAGCGCCATCATCTGCGTTTCTTACAAAGATGGAAAGAAGTATGTTGATATCGTACGGAACAGGAACGAACTGTGTTTCTACTCTGTCGAGATCCGACGTCTTCAATCTTGAGTTCTTAATCGTTGACGATAACTTTCTCTGTGAAGCGTATGTAAGACTCGTAATCTCGAATCCCATGCGCGGTAGTGTTATCGCAACATCGGCATCAAGGTTAGGATCCTGTACCAAACGAACCAGCCACTTCTCTTTCGGACCATAAGCGAGTGGAACCGCGAGTGTCTGAATTCGATTGCCGTTTGAATCTAAACGCTGAACATATATGTCGTTGAAAAGATTACCGAATGCAATGACATACTTACGTATCGTACCGAAATAGAATGAATTACCAAACATTAGAACCTATCCACTTCTGAGAATGGGTTGCTTTCACTAAAGTCAATGATCGAAGAGGATGAGAATACCGGATCGTTAGATTGGAAGTACTCGTTATTTGCAGTCGGCTGATTGTCTTCCAAACGATATTCCTGCATAATCGAACCACCGTCCTCGCTCTGCAGAACACCTGTACCGTATGTTCCATCATCATCGAGTGTAAACTCGAAGTTTAAGATGTCAGTGGTAAGGTTATCCTCGATTGCATCGATTTCACTTATACCTGTATCGATACGCTCATTACTGTAAGTAAAGAGTTCACAACGAAGATCGTATGTCTGCAGTCTTCCCATCTGATAAAAGACTGCTTCGTGTTCTACGAACTTGATCTCAAATAACTTATCGACCATAGGGAACCAAATAAGATCTCCTTCAGTAGGCCGATTATTTGTGATTGCATATCCCTCGTCGGTGCCAGTCTCAAGATTGATACCGGATAGATATGCAGTATTTGCAGATGTAGATAGAAACTGTCGCGAAGGTGCAGCCGTATTTGCACTCTCCTGAAGATAGCTATAACCTACCTCGGTCGTAAGTCTTTCGGATCGAGCCTGGTCGAATCTTTTTCTTGCTACCGTAAACGTAACCGAGTCTCGTATCTCAAGATTAAACTTAGATAGGAAGTCACCCTCTCCCTCGAATCCTTCGACATTCTTGATGTACATCTCGAGTTCAGCCGCATCATCGTATGTTGCAAGAGTATCCTCGCCGAATAAAGCATCTCGCCTGACCGCAGTCTTCGGAATGTATTTTACGTTATGACCATAGATCTTAATTGCTTCTATCGTAAGATCTTCAACTAGATCCTGCTCACGAGCATACGCAAAATTATTAAAGTACACATTTGTAGGCATAACTATCCAACCATATCTTGCACGGGTAAGCTATAAGCTGATATCATTTCCTCTTCAAGTTTTTGAATTTCAGACTCTGCATCATCATATATCTTTGAGCCGTTGAAGGTGACACCTCCCGGCATCTGCAATCCTTCAAACTTAGTAAGGTTTGATCCCCACTGCCTTTTAATGAGAGCTGTTGTATATCTTGCCAACCACCTATCACCCCATATATCCGTATAAGTATCACCATCGAGTATCTGGTACCCATCGACTATAATGTACTCACCGGTTTCTACGTCGTTATCCCAATCCATATCGATATGAAGTCGATTGGTATGACGATTGAAGCGAAGTGGTTTCTTTCCAACGAAGAGCTCTTCTAGCGACTCAACATGTCGCATAGCTGTGACATACGGCACATAAGATGACGCTGAAAGATCAAAGAGATCATTCAGGTGTATCTGATATCGAATATTGAAGAGGTTCGATGACTGGACAGCTTGTCCGATGTCCAGAATTCGATTGATACCGATGACGTTGTCCGAAAGTGTTATATATCCGTTCGTAACATCGGTTGCAGTAACGACATGTTTTATGAGAACACGCTCGGTACCATCGAAATGATAGTCTTGGTAATACTTAAGAGCTTCGTCTATTCGATCCTCGACCTGCTCATCATCTACATTAACGTCAATTACAGGCTCGCCAAGGCGACGAAGACAATAATTCTTAAATGCTTCTCTTGTGCTTGGAACTGCCATTTTGAACTCCAGTCTTTTTACTATTTATAATACTGGAGTTTATATTATCTTCCGTAAATCGGTGGTAGTGTTCCGTTTCCACCTATCTCTGCCATTGCCATATATATTAGTGTGCTGTCATTCAAAGCACCATCTACCGTTCTGATTTTAAAGCCATCAGATAATATATCTAGATCATAATCGGTTCCGCTCGTAACACCTCTTGCACTCTCCACGGCGGATGAACTTGCATACAGAAATTCTCCAACAACATTCGAAGGATGTCGAGCTGTATCTGCGATAGTCCAATCTCTTGCTACATCCATATTTTTAATTATAATCCATCTTGGCTTAAATCCAGTTTGAATATAAGGACCGTCAGCACTACCATTGCCCTCATAACCCCCTATCTTGCACACACCAGGAACTGATCGGAAACAATATGCAATATGTGTTTCTGTTTTATTAACACCATCACTTGTGCCAATACTAAACACACTTGATGTAGGAGCCGTGTCCTGCCAAATCGTAGAACTGGTCGCTACAGAATTAGCTAAGTTTAAGTAGAGATTTTTTGTCCAGCCTATATCATCATGACCGACTATCCAACTTTCGGTTGCGTCGATATCTTTAATCATTATCATTTCTGGAGCGGCAGAAAGACCATGCCCTACCGTTCCATTAGATTTTGTACCTTCGTACTGTACTATAGAGAAATGACCAGCATCTGCTACAATAGATGTGCTTGCTATGCTGCCAGCAGGACTCGTTGTGCTTCCCGTTGTAGCACTAGCTCCAACGAGCCACTGCCAAAGAACATAGCTTTCACTGGCAGTGTTTACCTCTACATCACTACCAATTTGTACGCCCCTTTGCAAAAACTTCATAACAGTATCATCGTTAGATACTTGAGCTGGAGAATCATTAGAGTGTATATCTTTACCAATACCTCTAACCCTGTCTACAAGTATGTGGTTATCAGTAGCATCTCTATTCTTGATCCATGCCCAAGCCGTAAGTTTAGATGCTGTATCATCAAGATTATCTTGGATCAAAGCTTTGAAATCGGTAGTCGGTGTATGAGTAAAATCTGTAAATTTAACGGTGAAGTCAGTGCCTGATGCATAGGGAGCTACAACAAAATGCAGACTTGCGTGACCACTAAGATGCGTGGTTGCTGTATGAACTAAAGAATTATCATCATATATCTTAATCTGATCAATGCCAGCATCGTATTCGATTCGCATCACGCTCGTTGTAGCTCCAGCTCCAAGATCGACAACGACAGATGAATTACGAACGACTTCTCCATTTCCAAGATTGAGTGCATACAGGTAGTTATTACCGGTATTTGTGCTACCAGCTACTCCGCCTCTCTGCGCAATGCCGATGTATCCAAATCGGCTTGATCCATCGATGTTTGAAGATTGAGCCTCGAAGACCCATTTACCAGAAGAAGGAATTGCGAATGATGATAAACCCCACTGATATGCGTTTCCGGTAGCGGCAATCTTCAGACCACCTTCACTGACAGTTGCTACAGAAGCGGATTTCCAAAGTATTGCTTTGTTGTTCGACGGCGTGTCATCGGTCTTATCTGCAGCCGCCCATGCTGAACCACTACCATGAGTTTCTTCAGTCAAATGAATATTGTTACCGGAAGAGTCCTTACCCATATTTGATCCGGCTGAAGCTCCTGGTGTACCATCAAACTTAAGATAGAAACCTCTGTTGCCATACGTTCCTACGTTCGTTTTGTAGTCTTTTGCAACCCAACGATTTGTAGAAGTATCGACCTGTCCGAAGTCCGATACCGCTTTATTGTAACCATCGATGACATGAAACTCTGCGAGATAACTGTTGAAGTTATAGACAGAAGCATATGTATCACTCGGAGTTAGATGACCGATCATTATCTGTTCATCTTCAAACAGATTTAAAGCCTGACCCTGAGTCATAGCGGTATATGGTCTGGATGTCTCAGTGCTTGTAACTGGATTACCATTGATCCAAATCTTAATACGATCCGCAGCAGTTGAATTGTTCGTATCTAAATGAATAACAACATTCGACCAAGCCTGAGTCGATAATAGACCTTTCGCAAATTTGAAATTTCTATTATTATCAGATCCTGATGGATCAATCGTAACATTCACATTATCATCAGTTCCATGAGCGTACATCTGGAACCTTTCAGTCTCAGCTGCATTGCCTGCTGATATGAATACTTGCTGATCAGTATCGTTAGTTTCAATGAACTTTGTCCAGAATGATATCGTTGCTTTACGATACACAGCTGAATCACTGGAATTATCACTCGTTGCTGCAGCTTCACTCGAATACGTATGCCTGAGTCGACGAATGTCCTCGGAAGACCACATTGCTGAATTACCAATTGCAAAGGTATCAGTAAACGGTACGAAGTCTCCTACTCTCTGATTGTCACCAGTGCCCTCATATATCGTACTATCGAAGTAATCTATACCTTGAAAGTCTGGTGCCGTTAGGTTTTTAGAATTTATTTCTTTGAAGCCCGATAATTTTGGAGATAACGTCCAATCTTCTTCTGGGAAAAACAAACTTACATCACCAGTGTTCGTATCTATAGCTGGTGTAATTTCTGTAGGAACGCTGGTTACTGTTGCATTGGCTCCTGTTTCTGGATTACCACTGCTTGCCCAAGTTACAGAGGTACTACCATTTGGAATTCGTCCAAACCAAAACTTACTAGCATCTGCATCGTAAGCCATTGCGATAATATCGTTGGTTGACCATGAAAATAATGTTGATCCAGAAGAATTGTTATTTACAAGTGTACCATCATTCTGAATGCCCCAGCTTAAAGCTGACTGACCACAGTTATCCAAAAGCTGACTATTGCTCTCAGCGAAACCAATTCTTGCGCTGGCAACGCTGTTCCATTTTGCTTCCCAATACCATTTACCAGTTGTAGGTATAGCAATTGTAGTTCTCGAACATGCTCTGCCCGCACCCGGACCAGCCGACCTTAAATTACCTTCTGAAATAGTTGGTAAAGTAGTATTTGAATGGTCAATTATATTAATTATAGGATAAAGGTTAC